TTTTTCTTCACAAAAAACCCAAAAAGGGAAGAAGTAATGATTTACTTTCTTATTAATCAATTTATATTACCGGATGACACCGGATTTTCGCCTAACTACTATCACAGGCTTTAGAGATAATTGTCTACCACCCGAGATCGTGCTCGATCTCGTCATCTAAATCATTTAACTGAACGTTGATGTCTTGATACGATACATCATAAACATTACGACTTTGCAAATTCTCCCATGTTGGAAATCCAGTTCTTAGGTCATCAGTAGTGATCCCATGTTGACGCATCTTTCTTATATCAGTACGATCGACTCGCTGTATCATTTCATCTGCTGCTTGAGAATGAGTCAAAGAAGGTGGAATAAACCGCAAGAGTTCCCTATAAAAGAACATAAGACTCTTATATGCGTCATAATTTGATCCATGGGTACCATAGACATGTCCTAAGATAGACAACATTACATCCATTATATCACGATCTTTAGGCTCACGACCCCACGCTGCTCGACATATGTAGTCTCGGGTCTCTCTGAAGGGTACAAAATTAGCCTGACCCTCTCCTTTATTCTTATTAACTACAGCGTAATGCTTCAAGAACACCATTCCAGGTAAACCTACGAGCCATCCCTCAAACTCTTTAGAACAGAATGATACCCCATCGCGGTAATCTCGTAACTCCACCTCAAACATTTCGTCAAGGAACTTAGCAAATAATGTCGTAGAAAAATAAGTTGCCCCAAGTCCCTCACCTTTATTATAGACATGGTCATCACCATAGACTATCAGCTTTACTATCTTAATAATTCTTCTTCAAGCTGAGCCTGATGATCCTTCGGAGCATTAAAAATCTGCCATACACAGAACAAGCAGAAATACAGTGCCATAACCCACGAATCCATATGACTAGTATTATAACACCCAGAAGGAACCCCTCCTCGCTGAATGCACCATAATTCACCAAACAATTGAGTGATTCTTGCAATAATCGCCTTAATAATCTGCTTGAGGATCTTCTTCTTGATCTCATAATCCTCCGAACCAGGAATCTCATATGCCAAGGTAGTACTGTAATACAGGTTCACAAAAAAAGCTTTAACACGCATGTCAAACTTATCTATATCCCCATCACACAAAAGATTCTTAAAACAATTTGCAAGCGAAATTCCTAAACACTTGGCTATGGAGTCCATACCCCCCCTTGACCAACGATGCCCTATTCGAATACAAGGACCTCGCTCCTTCAGCATACGGATCTTAGAAACGAGACGCTCTAATACAACAAAATTCGATGAGGGTATGACAAAAACTCGACACTTATCCTGAAATTTCTGCCATTTCTCATCTGAGTACTGCTTATCAAAAGTGAAAAACATCTCATCTTTAGGAGTTATAGTCCAATACACTGGTATGTCTCGTCCATCTCGGATTAATCTTAAAAACACATCTAGGTCAAAGCTATGCATCTCAAACTTTTTCCCATTAGGAGAAATATGAACCCTTGAGGTTGAAGTCTTGACTTCTCGCGTTTGGCCTTTATTCGGCCCTGCTGCAGACCCTAAATACATCCCCTTCAAATCATTCTCTACATCTATTTTAGAAGTGATATACTCAAAGTCTTTCACGCCGAGTAATCGATACAAATGTGCTAAAGCGGGGGTCAAATTTTCAAGAGCTTTTTTCCCCTTAGGATTTATAAGATGGGACTTCTTATTCTGCTGAAGAACGACACGCATATACTTGAGAGGATACATATTAGCTCTCGCGGAAGCATACACCGGTCTATTCTTTATAAGACCAAAGGCCATTCGCCATCGAGACTGCATTCGAAGAATAAGTGCCCAAAGTGGAGGGACTTCATACGCGGGAAGCAACGGCGGATGAGGCTGATCCTCATCCCTCAACATTCGAGGTGGTCGATCATTCCACACCCATCGCTGCAATTCTTCCTTTGAGTAATACAACTTCGGATACTTCCAGAGGAAATAGGCCATATCTGTCCTCTGCAAAGCAACGCTTATTTCTGGAACTAAAGTGCGCAACATATCAGAGGACGGATAGTTTCCCTTATCTATCGGTG